TATTATCTATTGCTTGTTCTAATTCTTTATTATGTTCCATATGATTCCAATTTATCTCTAACAAACTCTCTAATATATTGGGTGAGTAGTTTGATGTACTTTGATTTGTCTCTTTCTTCATAAACGACGCATTCTCCATTTTCGCAAGCCATAATAATTACAAGTTTTTTTACGGGAATTTCAGTAAGTTCATAGAACATACATGCATAAGCAACACACTGAACAAAATAATGTTCAATCCATTCCCGTGGTTTTGGTTTTTTAGATGTTTTAAAGTCTATTATTGCTAATTCACCGTCAAACTCTGCAATACAATCTACAGTTCCTGCTACTCCAAGAATTTTGCTGTATAAGGAACTTTCAAGAGCATAAACATTATTTATACGATTTAAATCTGGTTTAGAAATTTTAAACAAAAATTCTGACAGTGGTTGAACATCTGGTAAATTTTCATTCTTAAGGTGGTGTTCTACCAAAGTATGCATATCAGTACCACGACTAGTTGCTTGTTTGGTAATTTTATTTGCTTCTTCCTCACCCACTTTTTTACGCCAGTTAGCAAAAAACTGGCGATTTTTATGACTGGTTACTGAAGTAATTGAAACAAGCCTAAGTAGTTGTTCAAGATCTGGTACTTTATAATAACGAACACCGTCTATAGTCTCCCTCTCAAGTTGAGGTAAATTCAAATCAATATGTTTAAACATTAAAATCCCGACTCAATTTTTGCAATAATGTATTCCTTAACAAATCCAGAACGTACAATATCATCTACACCAAATTCAATAATGTCGATTGAAGGCATAGATCTTAAAACTTTCATAAAATCAATAATTCCATTTCGCTCATTAGTTTTTTGCAAATCTGATTGAGTGGCATCACCACAGAAACAAATTTTGCTATTTTCACCAACACGAGTAATTATACTATCAAGTTCATGAAAATTCAAATTTTGAAATTCGTCTACAATAATAATTGCATTATCTAAGGTTGTTCCACGAAGAAAAGAAGTTGACCAAAATTTAATTGTTTCTTGCGATTTAAGATTTCCATAAAGCATTTCAAATTCTGCATCAGAAGGCATTTGGAACATATATTTCACCATATTCTTATAAGGAATTTGGTAAATATCTGCCTTATCGTCGTGTGTTCCGGGAAGGAATCCAATCTCTCTTGTAGCAACTAATGAACGAACCAAATAAACTTTTTCATATGGGGTCCTTTCATCAAGAACATCCATTAAAGCATTGTAAAGAGTAATGAATGTTTTTCCTGTTCCTGCACAACCGTATGCAACTAAATGTTTTCCTTGAGAATATGAATCAAAAAGACGTTTTTGATTCTCTGTAAGAGGATCAATATCAATCAACATATCATTATTGATTGGTTTTTTTCTTCTCATTTGCTTGGCAGTCATACCAATTCCAATTGGAGATTCGTTCTTTCTCTTTCTAGTTGCCATATTTTATTAGAGTTTTTTTACGGTTGATTTTGGTGCTTTACTTGCTTTTGCAAGAACATCATTCCACCCAGGATGTTTGTTGACAAGTTTATCTCTCCACTCACCAACTTCTCCAGGAGAAGGGCAAGTAGAAGGATCCGACCAGTCACGAATCCATTCCGGATTATCTATTTTCCACTGATCCCAGACGTGGATACTCATTTCCACTTGTTTCTGTTCGCCAGTTTTTGTATTCACTATGGGGTATATAGGCATAAAGTTATAAATTCAAGATAATTTATTTATCAGGGACTCAACCGTGCTCTATGAAGACGCTTCTCTTCATAATACTTCCAAATATTTGGTGCCCAATTTTGGAGGTGTGGAACAAACTGTTCGCATAATGCTTGAATTTCTAGTTGTGCGTCCATTTTTGCTCGCAAATCCATAATGTGAAGAACAGAGCGTAAATTAAAAGAAACCACAAAGTTCTGACGAATTGCTTGTGCAAGATAGTCCCTAATGTGCTCTTCACACATTCCTTTTTCGTATTTTGTTGCATAACGCTTACAACCCTCTACAATCCAGTTAAGTTCGTCTTGATAATCTTCCTGAGTCCAATCATACTTCTTACCATAACGATTAGTATAGAAACCTGGAGGACGAACAAAGAAGACATCTTCTGGTTTCAATTCACCACTTGCCACTTTGATCACACGTTTTCCAGTATAACGTTGCGATTGAACATCAAAACTTACACCTACTCTATGAGTCCTTGCTTGCATTGCAACGTTATGAACGTACCCAGAAACTGAAAAAGTAATCGCAGGGTGTTCTAGCGGTCCCCAGTGCCCTTTCTCATTACTTAACAAACGCTCTACAACCCATTCACCACACTCATTTGTATTAGGAGTTGTTTGCGTATGAATTGGCGTTTCTGAATAATCACATTTACCTGCCTGATAAATTACCTTTTCAGGTTCAGAATAACATTGAAGCATTACTACTTCAAGATTTTTATCAAGTTCAAGAAGATCTTTTGCTTTAATAGGTTTCATTTCTTTCCAAATCCTTTTGATGTTTTTGCTTCAAGTTCTGCAAGTTCTTCCTTTACCACTCGCAATTGTTTTTTCATATCTATCAGTTGCTCAGCAGAATAAAGGTGCTCTTGTTTGGTTAATTTCTCAAGCAACTTTACTAGTTCTTGTGCTCTATTGGTCATCTAAATCAGAATCCTCAAAAATTTCGTCGTAATCTAAAATTGGTCTTTTTCTTACTTCTGGTTCTGTATATTTGTAAACAGTTTTATCAGAATAAACCTCTGCTTTGAGAGAATCAACCAAGAGTTCAAGATTACGGACAATCAGTTTTAGTTTGTCTCTGTCCATAAGTTATTATTCTCTTCAGGTATTTTAACATAAAAAAATGAGGGGATCAAGTCCCCCCAATATACTATTGAACTCCGTAGGTGCCATCAGATCGTTTAACTACTGGTTTAACGCCAGTGCTTTGAGTAAGTCTTTCATTTTTAAATTGTGTTTGAAGAGATCTCATTGCTTGATAGTCTTGTCCAGCTTGTGCTCTAATTGCTGGGTCAGGTGAATCTGATGCTAGTTGACCTGCACGTTCAATAGAACCAGGATAAGGATTATTTCTATCGTCAGTATATCCTCTAGCAGTCAGACTAGGAACTGTTGGTTTCTGTGATGGTTTCTCTACGACTGGTGGAGTTGGTTTTGTTGGAGGTTGTATTTTTTGTCCTGATTGTGGTTTTATTGGTTGTGTAGGTGGTTTTGGTACTGGTTTTGGTGCTGGTTTCGGTGCTCCACCACCACTTACATTAGCACTTAATGATCCAAAAGCACCTTTTCTAATTGTTGAAGTACTTGCTGCTTGTCCAGGATTTTCTATAGCTTTAGTTATACCTTGATTTATTTTATCGCCTTGACCAGATACAGTCCCCCTACCCAAAGTTCCTGTTGCAGAAACCTGAGTCCCTCCAGGTCTTCCACCTTGAACAGAACCAGTAACTGCTGTAGATCCTGGAAGTCCACTACTTCCGAGTCTTTTAGTAAACATTAAATTAGCACCAGTCTGTTGCTCTAAAATATAAACAAATTCTTTATAGGTCCTCATTATTCTTGATCTTTTTAGATATTTATGAAAAAAGGAGGGAATCAACCCTCCTTTATATCAAGCAACTTGAGGTTGCTTTGCCATATTCAGTTGTGCAATTTTGAGAAGGGTTTCCTTCTTTGCTTTTTTCTTTAAGTAACGAACGAAGTAAGTGTTCATTTGTGCCCCTCCTTTACAAACTTAACACCGCGATAGGTTTCGTTGTATTGTTGAGGTTGTTGCTGCGCTTGCTCTTGCTTACGCACTTCGGTGTCATATTCAACACCACGATATACTACTTTTGACATTAGGGTTCTCCTTAATGGTTTAGGTTAAAGAGCGTTCCTTCAGTCGGCGTTTGCGTTCGCTATTTGCAAATAGCGAATGAACGATCCGTTCCGCGTCGGCTTACTTCCGTCTGATTTCCAGATGAACGTAAGGTCATTATAGACCTATTGCATTTATATAGCAAGGTTTAATTGTAATATTTGTTACAATTTTATAAAATCTTAGGGGATTGAAATTTTTGCCGAAAATTTTTCCCCCTATCCGGAAAACTAAAAGTGAATTTTGTTTTAACGTTCAATATAACTTAAAGTGTGACGTGAAGAGTTAAGTTGTTCAATAATAATATCACATCCAATTTTAGGATTGCAATCTCCACAGGTATACACATCACAAGCAGCTTTACCTTCTTCTGGCCAGGTATGAATACTAATGTGACTCTCGGACAATAAACAAATTACCGTTACACCTTGGGGATCAAACTTCTTAAAAATAGTTTGACAAACAGTTGCTCCACTGGCAATCGCAGCGTTTTCTAATAGATCAATAAGAAAATGCTCATCGTTTAAATGAACGAATGAGCATTCATAAAGATTAAGAAGATAATGCTTACCCATTCTATTTTCTTTTTTTCTTCTCTGGCGCTCGGTATCCCCAAATTTTTGGGTTTGTCCTACCATAACCAAAATCGATTTTTTGAATTACACTAGGACCAAATTTATCATAATAAAGATCAAAAATTTTGGATCTTGTTCCTCTACAAAGATCCAAATATTCTTTACTATCAACCATATACCAAATTAAGTATGCGTCATTAGGAAAAGAAGAATCTTTTGCTTGTTCAATTGTAGTTTTTTCTAATAAAATTTGACAACCATATCTGGGAGGTAAATTTTGTTTTTCTTCTGGAGTCCATTCCATGGATATTTCAGTTCCTCCCATTTGAGCAGATTTAATTACATTCTCCAATTTATTCACGAACGCCCACCCCATTTAATGTCGGGATAAGCTTCAGAGACAAGTTCTTTAGTTATTTTATATTTATTTTGAAGTTTTTTATCTTTTACAAGACAAAGAATTTCCGATTCAAGAGGATGAAGTCCTTGAAGGATATTAATAAACATAGTTTCTCTACGAAGAGAACTTAAAGTATCATTTCCACCCTTAATAAAATTATAAAACATTTTATATTCTTTACGTATTGTAGAATATCCTTGATCTGTTGCTCCTAAAGATGAGCTGCCAAGTTCATTCATTTTAGATACAGCATCATTAATTTTTTCACTTAATGTTCCACTAAATGAATTTTGCTCACCTACACTCGAATATGGAACCTCTCCAGGAGGAAGTACTGAAATAATAGTATCATCAAAATTCCAAATAAAAACAGCCTTTATTGAAGGGTGCTCATACTTTTTCAAAATTTCTAATTTTTTTGCATTTGATCTTTGTTTCGAAATTAAGTTAAAAATTTCAAACAAAAAAGGATTTGCTGGTAGATTTTGTAGTTGAGATTCAACTGTTTTTGTTGTGTTATTCTTCGTCTTCTGTTGCGTCGTCGTTGTCATAATAGTTCTCAAAATTAAATGCAATTACCTCGTCAGGTATTAAATTACCTTGCGAATCAAACATTTCGGGATGAGGTCTAGGAATTTCCCGATAGTTCATCATATATTCCCTTGCTACCCAACCACTTATAATGCCCACTATAAAAAATAAAACTGTTAGAAATGAACCGAAAACTAAACTAACTGCTAACATTTTTTTTACCTCGGGAAACTACTTTTCTTTTCCTAGATTTAAAGGAAAATTCAAAATAAACGGTTACTTCCCGATTGAGAAAGCAAACCATTTTTTCAAAAATAATATGAAATGGTTGAGTTTGCTTTCTTTTACCTCCATTAAGAATAAATTCAACACCACGGTTTCTGTGGTTTTCTTTTTTATTTAGGTTATGATTTAATGATTTGTTGTTCCTTGAGGAATTTGATTGTGTCAACTGATCCTCCTATTTTTTTATCGTTACAAACAACTTGTGGAAACGTAGATCCCTCTCCAAATTCTGCGTAAAATTCTTCTCTACTAAAATCTTCGTCAAGAGTATAAGTAACGTATTTTTGTTTTGTCAATTCTAACACGTTTTTAACTTTATCGCAATATGGGCAGCCTTGTTTTGAATAAATTGTAAAATTCATAATTGTTAAAATCCTAAATGTTTTCTACGAATAAATTTTAAATCATATGAAGTATCAGAAATCGAAACATTGGGATTATTAAATGGAAACTTATATGGGTTACTAATATGCCATGGAGAATCGTCAATATCTGGATTATATCCCCATTTATTAACAATATAATACATATTAGATTCATTTGAATATGAAAGTCTTTTTTCTAAAGACCTTTCTTTCCTCCAAGTTTGACTTCCTTCATTATTAATTCTATTGTGTCCTATTTTAACTTTAGAGATTGGAATTTTTTTACTTTTTAATCTAAAAAAATAATCAACATCTTCACAGTAAGCAGGATAAAAATTTTCGTCAAATAAACCACACTCTTGGATAAGAGTATCTCTGATTGCAAACCACTCCCAACTTTTTTCATAATTTAAAAATTTAATATTAGGATCTTGCATTTTTTCAAAGACCTCCATAAGAAGTCCTGGAGAAAAAGAAATATCATGAGAACAAATAATCCAATATGGACATGTCATATAACATTTTATGATTAAATTCCAAGATCCAGAACAACCAAGATTTGAAGGTAAATGAGAAACTTTTATCTTGTTTATATATTTGTGACTTTTTTTAGATATTTCATCTAATTCTTGATCAATTTCTCCTCTACCATTATTGTTAATAATAAACAAATGATTTACAGGATAATCAATACTTTCAATCAATTTTTCAAGGAGATAAACTCCATTAACAATAGGAACACCAATAACTGGTATCATACCTCAACACCCATCTTAGCAAGATTATTGATCAGAATATCCTTATCTTTTTCGGAAACTGTATATTCTTTTAAAATATTTAGAAGTAAAGATCTAGATTCTTCAACTTTACCCCACCACCATCCAGAAACACCCTTTGCAAATAAAATTCCCTGTTTACCAGGATATTCAACATCGGTTTTTAATGGTGGAAGATTAAAATCACAATGAATTAATGCAAGTTCGGCAGTTGAATAACAATCTTGCCACCACTCACGCTTTTGAGCAAATCTTGCCAGTAAGAAATATGCTTCTGGGCGACTTGGTAAAAACATTTGTGCTTGCCATAATAATGATCTTGCACTACCGTCTCTTGTACCTTGTTTATCATAACAATAAGATGCACGAATTAATGCCTCATATGCAAGAGTAGGATCAGAGTTTGTTGCTCTTTCAGCGCACCTTAGAAAATATGAGAGAGCTGGGGCAGTGTGTCCTTGATTTTCATACCAAACTCCAAGATTAAAATTATGATCTGGATTTTCTGTATCTAAAGAATATGCTTCCAAAAGATTTTCAAGTTCTGTTTTTTCAGCAAGAGAACTAATTTTGTTTTTAGATTTCCAATATTCTAATACAGATTTACTTGCATGATAATGATTTCTTTTTTGTCCGACATTAACGTCATTATCTTGTTCTTTTGTAAATGTAGATTCTAATTCAACTTCTTCTACAAAAAGAGGAACAGTATAACATTTACCCAAAGTAGTAAATAATATATTTTCAATTAAAGGCATCACATTAGAATTAGGTATCTCTAAAAAGTAAACATCACCTTTAATATAATTGTCTATTATTTTTTTAGCATAATCCCTTGTTATGATATAGGCGGTAGCACTCCAATCGTCCCAATATCTTTCTCTTACTTTAAAGTTCCCAAAGTCTTCCCGAATAGTAACCAACTGAACAACATCCCAATCATTAGGGAGATTTTTTATAAATTCTTCCCAAGTAAAGTCCCAGTATTGAACGGTCTCTAAACTAAGATCATCCTCACAAAAAAATGCATATTCGTCTTCAGTTTCATCATACCATTTTTTAATTGCTTTCAAATGAGAAACACAACAACCTGCAGTGCCAGAATTTAATTGGAAAAGATATTTTCCGACAACAGTATCATTAGATTCTGAAAATCTTTTTGAAATTACTGGAGTAATCTTTATTCCATATTCTAAAAATTGATTTTTAATATTTTTTTGCCTTTCTGCACTTTCCTCCAAAGTCATAAAATATGCTTTGGGGAATTTATTTAACTTATTATTTAAATTTTTTGAAGCAATATAAAATTGATCCGTAACTTTTTCTAAATTCCAAACAATATCAGATTTAAAATAATAACTTGCAATTTCGGACAAAGATTTCTGTCGATTTATTTCAATGTGCTGTTGAGCAAGAACATACTCAATTTGCCATTCAAGTTCATCACCTTTATAGTAAGAAGAAAGCATATTGCGAACATTCATTTCTAAGTTCTTATCCGTATGATAAGCTTCAAAATTTTCTAGTCTTTTTTTATCAGGATGAGGAATATGAATAATATTATGATTATATTCTACTTTATGTTTTTTTAATCCAAGAAGTTCTAAACGATGAGATATTTCGTCATCCTCATAAGCATAATATTGAGTATGAATTTCATTAAAACCACCTACTTTTAAATAATTTTCTCTACTAATGTAAAGAAGACCTCTTAAATATTTAAAATATGGACTTGAATTAATTTCTACTTGCTCATAATCATTCTGTCCACACAAAAAAGATTCATTATCAATCTTGTAATGTTCAAAAAAATTAAAGTAAGGATTTAAAATATAATCAGTGTCTACCTTAAGTATATAATCCCCAGTTGCAACATTGGCAGCAAGGTTTAATGGTTGTGGTTGATTAAAATAAGTTTGATTAGGAACATTAATGACTTTAATTCTTTCGTCCCAATCAGTTAATTCCCTAAGAGATTCGTCAGAACTCCAATCAACAATAATAATCTCTGTTATTTCTTTAAATAACAACCAAGAGGAAAGAGAAATTTTAAGTGGTGCATTTCTATTTTTACATGCACAAATTAGTGAAACATTCATATTAAAATCCATTCATCAGGACAAACATCTTTTGATTCCCAAACAGTACCATCTTCATATGGATTCCAAGTAAGTTGCGATATTTCATGCCATTCTTTAGTATTATGGACATAATCAGTATACCATTTTTTTGGAGCAATAACTTTGTTACTGTCCGATAACCAAGCGCCCCACCAAGCAAAGGTACTGTTTGAGATTATATGGTATTTACACATGGTCATCATACACAAATCTACAAAATGACTTGAAGACTGTGAAAAAGAAAATCTAGATCCGTGAAAAATACTTAGCCTCATACAAGTTTCAACATCGTCAGAAAAAATTATTACTGGTAAATCTCTATCAAAACAAGATAAAGATTTTTTATAATAATCAAGATCAAGATTTTTCATAATGTCATGACCTGTGCTGTCTGTCATTCTAATGTGCAATGAAATAACTTCATTATCAATACTTAATTGATTAAAACATTGTCTTGAAGTATTAAAAATATCTTTTTTAAAAGTATAATGCTTTTTGATAGTATCTTTTATATGTGTAAAATATTTTTCCGTTTGAAAAAATCCTAGTATATCAACATTTCCTGGACATTGATCAAAAAATTTTTTATCAAAAGAATGAATCTTTGGAGATATTCTTTCAAATGAAGACCAATCTGATATTTTTGTACTAAAATTGTCCAATTCAAAACACTTATATAGTTCTATATGATCTGTTAAATTTGGTGGAAGTGTGTAATCATAATTATTGTGATTTGCTATTCCTAAAAGAGTAGCATATTGAAACATTTGATTTCCAAGTCTACCTAAATGTCCAAGATAATTAAATGTTAACATTTTTTTCTATCAAAATAGCCAAAATATCATCCCTAATAAAGTAGAAAAGACTATGGTTTTTGAAACATGATATTACATTTTTCAGAGTAACTTCTGACCAGTCCTCTACCATGTTAGTTCCAAAGAGTCTATAGTCATCGATCAGTATAACAGCTTTATTTGATTTGTATGTACTGTCTATAATTGAACACTCGTCAAGTAGTGGACAATCTTTTTCACCTCTGGCAGTATCAAAAGAAGACCAGTGACCATCTAACCAAAAAACTACACGTTCATTAGAATTTAGACTTTGTAAAATATCTGACAATAAATTTTCAGTAGCCCCCAAATGATTTACTACATTAGTGTAGTTTTGTTCTTTTTTAATAGAGTCAAAAAAGTTATAATAATTTTCAGACAACTCAATTGTATGGAGAACTTTAAAAGAAGAAATCAAATTCATTATAGTTGTCCCTCCTTTAGTTCCGGATTCTATAAAAACTTCATAATCATTTTGATCTTCAGTT